GATTAGCGCTTTTTGCAAAGATTTTTAATTAAATTTCATTCCTTAAATATCTTTCATGACTGATTTATCTCAAATCGCTTTAGAAATTTTTAATGAAGGAGTTTTTGATGATCCCGCAAAGTGGGACGAATGGGAAAGGAAGCTTGCAGATAAAGAACGAAGAGCTTCAGCCAGAGAAGAGGCTAAGGATTTATTAAAATATGATGATAACAAGTATGGCAGTTTAGCTAAAATCTTTAATAAAGGATCTGAATGGAGAAGGGCTTCCGTAGATCAATTAAGAAAATGGATGAAGTTAAACCCCGGCTTTTATATTACTGTTGTTGATACCGATCAAATTGGATCCGGTACTCGAGTTCCTCCGATTAAAATTACTGAACCTATTAATAATAGTTTTATTCCTCGTCAAATTAAAACATTTAACCGTGGAGAAAAAGCC